GGTGAATCGGACCTTGGCCGATATGCCCGGGATCAGCCATTTTGTTCTGGTGACGTCCGGTGCTGGCGCTCCCGGGTCCGGCTCTGTCTCGTTGAGATCAAAGTCCATGCTGCTGTCGTGGAAGGTGAAGGTATCCTCTCCCAGGCTGGTGACGGTGCCATATCTGGCTGGGAATATTTTATCAAAGGTTTTTGTGTTCTCCTTTACTCCGTATAGGCCGACGGCGTTGGCATCCTCGATATAACTGTCGTTCTTCAGCTTACCCGGGAGGCACAGCTTGCTGTTCCGGTACGTGTTGCCCAGGTTATTCCTTCCGCCGTAAACATAAAGCCTGGTGACTACGCTCTGGCTGTTTACGTTTTGCCGCGTCAGCTGATACAATCCTCCGGTGCGTCCGTATGTGAATGGGAAGGGAAATTGAAGGCCTACCTGTTTGATGTGGAGCGTGCGTGTTCCGGTCGTGGCGACCACGATCTCAAACTCGGTGCTGTACTCCTCACAAAGCGTTTGCAGGGCCTCCAGGCAGTTGCGCTCGCTGAATGATAGCGTCTTTGTCTCGGTCCCTGTTGGTGTGAATCCCTTTACCCAGGTCCCGGGATATATACGGTTCGCGTTCTGGATCAGCACGTCGATAAAGTCGTCGAGGTCTCCGGTCAGGTTGTCATACATCGTATTGCCTGGGAGGATAAACTGTACGTCGATCAGTTCGTATTGCGTGCCCTCCAGGATGATCGTCTGCTCAAATATGCGGGTGCCTGTCTTTTTTACCGTTGGCAGCTGGTTTATCGTGTAGACGCTTCCGAATATCTCGATGCAGTCGCCGATGAATATCTCGATCGGCTGTGCGCTCTGGATGGTTATGTTTAAGGTGTCCTCCCCGAGCAGCTGTTTGCGCTGCTCGGCTTTGGTGATCTTGACGGTGGCCTGCTTGCTCTGGAGTTTCGTCTCTCCTCCGGCCCGGTGTTTTATTATAATTTCTCCCATACCACTATGCCGTTAGTCGTGAAGTTTTCTATTTTCTCAATTACGCCGGAAATTACGGCGTGATAGATTCCATCGTTCTCGTATGTATGTGTAAGGGCCAGCTCTGTTCCGAATACGTCCTCGCTTGTTGTTCCGTCTCCCCAGCTGATGGTGACGGCCAGGGTTGTTGTCATGTTGATGGTGAGGTCGCGGCTCCCCGGCTTGCTGGCGTGTCTGATGATCCGCTTTACCGGATCCGGCTCTTTCAATTTGAGTTGGAAAGTTCCAACCATGATGTCGTCATTCCAGCGCTTTTTAATTGCCGTGCCGGCTTCATTATAAACTTCATAAATGAGCGGTTTCGTCGGGTGAAGGTCAACCGTTAATCTTTGTGTTCCGTTGCCATCGAAAACCTTTAAAAAGTCATTTAATTTATTCACAAAGTCTAACTTCCCGTTTGCCCTCATGAAACATGAAAGTGTTATCTCTCGAGCTTGCACTCGCTTATCTCGAAGATCTACAATTTCACCGTGATAATTATCCCAGTTAACTGTGCGCGGTGCTTTCATCTTTGGGCGGTCGAGTAATCCGTCGCTTTCTGAGACATAAATATCCCACTCGCGCAAATTGCGCGCTCCAATGAAATAATGAAGCTCCGCTTTTCTGGCTGCTTCGGCTCGTATTTCTTCCCGTGTAAGTGCGATGTCATACGCTTTCACTTCATCGATAGCTCCGTAGCCGTTTGCTCCATCGTATATGTTTTGTACAAGACTCACGCCCGTCACTGGTTCTTTTGCTTCCAGTACTCCCAGGAGCCTGCTGTTTAAATATGCGGAGATAGTATTTCCGCTTTTACTAATTACCCAATATCCCCATGTGTTCTCCGATACGTCTATCCAGATATCATGGATGTCGTGCTGAGTGGCTATTGCTACGCCAATCTTCGCGCCGCTCCTTCCGTCTTCCAGTCTCTTTGCTTGTGCCCAGAACATGATGGTCCAGTCCCCTGTGAGGGTGATTGGGTTATGCTCTACGTCTACGGTGCCGGCTCCGTCCGGGAAGTATGCGCCATTCCCTTCGCGAGCGCTATCAAGGTAGGCTGTTCCGTTGATGGTGGCGTCGTACCTGTTAAGGCTGTAATCGTATGCTGTGGAACTTCCCTTTGCTTCGTTGAGCGGAAGAAAGAGTTTCTGTCTGCTGATGTCTATCGTGCTGGCCATGATGCATTATTTTTTTTAGTTGTTGTTTTCTTTTCCGTTAAATACTTCACCGCGCTTATGGTCTGCTTTTATAAGCTGGTCAGCTCCTATGATCTGTGCATTGTCATATTGTCTCCCAGTCGTATTTGCAGATGTGTTTTTTATCACTCCAATGCTTGAATCGTTCCAAGCCTCGACGTCAATTATTGCGTTGTCGCCAGGTGCTATGATTGCTTTGCTCTCATGAAATGCGTATATTTTAACTACTGCAAACGGATCTGTGGTTAAGTCCACTCTGGTGTCTCCGAGTAGCATTACCGCTGTATCTGATCCGATGGTGGCTTCGCCCTGATAGTCGATGAATATGTTCGCGGCGACAAGCTGCGCCTGCAGGTCGTCCGTCATGTTCTCCCGGACGATAGCAAGTGCGCTATCTGGGTGCTCCTGTATGTACTCTGGCCAGGCCTTCATGAGCTTGATAAGGGTGGAGGCATCTTTCGGTGTCTGCTTGAGGTACCTTTTGCCGGTGCGGCAGACGCCTGTCTGCGCTGCTGTCTCGAGTATTATTTGTGCTCTGTCTTTCATCTTTTTTTATAATGTTATCCCTTGGGCACGTAACGGATCGCTTGCCTCCTGTGTCCGCAGGGAGTTGTATATGTTGCTTAGTAATTCATTTGAAATGCCTACCTTCATGTCTATGCTTGCCAAGTGCAGCAGTTGCTCGCGGAGTATGTCGTGTCCGGCTGCTTGCTGTATTCTCACTGCGTTGGTCTGCCCTGCCAGAAGGTCGATACTCTCCTGGCTGGCGCCCTTGATTGCTCCTGCCAGGCTTGTTGTCGGGTCTCCTCCGGCTTCTCTCTCCATGTCTTTGAAGAGGTCCTCATACATCTTCATTGCTTCGCTGTATGTGCTGGCGATCCCTTTCACCCTGTCTTTGAAGGCCTGCTGCTCCTGTGGTGTGAGGCCGTCGAAGGCTCCGGCCCCGCTTTCATCGAAGCCCATTGCTTTCTGCAGCTGTTTTACTGCGTCCTGCATTGGCTGCTCCAAAAACTGAAATTTGAGGGCGTTCTTTACTGCGTTCCTTAAAATGTTATTAGTGACTTCTTCAATAGCTCCAGCTACTGCGGCGGAATCAAAGCCTTGTGTGAATGTCTGGGCTATTGTGTCGGCGAGCTGTTGAGCCATGTCCCGCGCGCTGGTCTGGGTGATGCTTTCTGCAATGGACTCGACTGTGTCTTCGATCTGATTTCCTAATTCATTGATAGAGTCGTTGTACTCGTCGATCTTATCCTTGTCGGCTTTCTTCTTCGATTCCTCGGCCTGCCTCATCTTCTGCAGCTCGATTTGCTGTTCCTTCATGTTTTGGATGAGTGCCTGCTGGCTCTTGTAAACGTCTTCCCCGAGTGCCTTTTGCACTGCTCTCTCGAGGTTGTGGTAGTCTTTTTCCAACTGTTGCACGGCGTTCGCGTGTTTGATGAGAGCCCTCTCGGCGTCCCGATCCTGTTTGTTGAATACCTTAAAGGCTCCGGTTATCACTCCGATGCCTCCCTGTATGATCGCCATGGGGTTCCCGCTCACCAGTCCTTTGGCGAGGGTGCCGGCCGATCCGATCAGCTCGCTTATATCTCCGAGGAGCTTCTGGGTCACTTCGTCGCCGGCCATGCCCATCTCGGTAAGGCCTCCCACTACTGAATCAAAGGCTCCCTTTACCAGGTCAATGCTGGCAGCGGCGCTTTCAAATATGCGGTTGAGGTCTTTCTTCCGGCTCTGCCCTTCTACCTCCTTCCCGTAATCCTTGACGGCTTGGGCGAGTGCTTTAAATGGGTTACGTTCACGGACGATATCCCGAGCCGCCTCTATTTTGTCGAGGATCGTTTGCAAATCGGCGGGGTCAAGCTCAACGCCGAGGGTGGCTCTCTGTGCCTCTATCTGCTGTATTAGGCGGTTCAGTTGTTCGGTGGTCAAGTCGTCCAGGTTCCCCAGGAGCTGCGTCCAGGCGTCGCTGTTCTGCAGCTCCTCCAATGCTACGCGGGAGAGGCTTTTGTCTCTCTCGGTGGCCAGCTGCTCGGCCAGCTGCGCGTTGTTGTTCCTGGTGGCCTCTGCGATCTTCCGGTCGTATTCGGCAGCGATGTCTGTCCGGCGTTGCTCAAAGCTGCGGTATTGTTCAACCATGAGGTCGTACTCCTTCGAGCCTGTCTGGCTGGCGTACTTGATGCGGTCCGCTTCCAGGCCGGCGAGTGCTGCTCTGGCGATGCGTCGCTCCTCCTCGGTCTTGGCCTTGGCCAGCTGTGCGTTCAGCAGGCGGCTGTTCTCGGCATAATTGGCTTCAAAGGCGATCTTCTCCTGCAGGTAGTCGGTATATTGGTCCAGCAGCTCCCGGGTCTGGTCCTCTGCCTGCTGTGCTGCGTCCTGCTGTGCCTTGTCGAGGATATCCGATTTGCCGCTGCCCAGGTCTGTGCTGTCTCCGGCGATCTCCTGGCGGCGCTGCTGTATCATGTCGAGCATCTGCATTACGTTCTCCGCGGTGGCGAGCTGGGCCTGCAGGTCGGCCTCGAATTGTGCCAGGACGGTGTCCTTCGTCTCGGTGGCGATGGCGGCGTTCAGCTTGCGGAGCTCCTCCTGCTGTCTCTGGGTGGCGGCATCGTCTCCAATGGCGGCGGTGAGCTGGTCGCGTTGGTTCTTCAAATACTCCAGGTATGTGGCGCCTTCGGTCAGGAGCCCTGCGAATTCCTGCTCTGCTGCTTTGCGGACGATCTGGTCCCCGCTGTTTACCCATTTATAATATTCCTCATACTTCTTTTTCCTTGCTTCCAGTATGTCCAGGAAGGGGTCGCCTCCGGATGCTGGACCGGCACCTCCGGTCTTTTGGAGTACGTCGATCTTTTCCAGGAGTGCCTGTTGCTCCCGTATCTCCTGCGCCAGGGCTTCCCGGGCGTCGTCTGTTTTGGCGAGTTTGTACTTCTCGTTTAGCTTCGTGATGTTATTCTCCAGGGCTGTGATGCTTCCGGCTGTTATGTTCTCCAGGCTCTGCCCGATCTGCTCGAGTATCTCTTTTTCTTTGAGGCTGAATTGTGCAGCCTGCTCAAATAGTTTGTTCGCGTCTGCGAATGATCTTTCAACCTTTTTATTATACTCCGTCCAGGCGGGGTTGATCTCTATCTTACCGGCTGCCAGCAGGCTGTCGGCGCTCTGGCTCCTCCCGAATTGCTGCGTGAGTGATCCGGTATCAAAAGTTTTGCCGCGATTCGCTCCGGTGCCTCGGTATTTGTTCGGCTCCTGTACGTTCATGGTCTTTTCGAGCGCCTCCTTGTATTTCTTAGCTGCGAGTTCGGTTGCCGCCATGCTTTTGGCCTTCATTATTTGACTCTCAATGAATGCCTGTTTGTTGGCGATTAGTAAGTTTTCTGCATCTTTTACGCTGTTAACTGCTACTCCGAGCTGATCGAATTTATCTCGGTTCTCGTCGATGAATTTCTCCTTTGCTTTAAGATCATCCCCGAGCTTGCTGTATGCCTTGGATAGCTGCTGGATGGCGGCCAGGGGCTTGGCTGCTATCTCGGCGACGGCCTGGTTCAGCTCCTTCTGCTGCTTCTTGGCGGCTCTTGTCTCTTTGGTCAGCCCTTTGTATAAAGCTATCAATCCGGAGATCCCTGCAAGTATCCACCCAATCCCGGGTATCGACTTGATGGCGGCTCCTACCAGCCGGAAGGCTCCGGCGAGGCCTATGTTGGCGGCGGTGGCGGCGGTGGCTGCTGCTGCCTGCCCTGCTGTGGCGGCGGTGTTGGTTCCCTGTGCAGCGGCGTTGGCTGCTGTTGCTGCGGTGTTGGTGGTCTTTGCTGTGGTGTTCGCTGCGGTGGCTGCGGTGTCCGCTGTTGTTGCGATCAGCGCTTTGGCTTTTACGGTGTTCCACCACTCCTGGGCCTTGGCAATGGTTACGAGTCGGAAGGCGCTGTCTTTATTAAGGGTATTGGCTACTTGCTGGAGACCGATCGTTATTCCCATGAGCGATTGTACTCGCAACATTATCTTTTGGAGGTTTTCGCTTTCACCTGAAAAAAGGGCGACGGCTCCTTGCGCTGCGGAGAAGGCTCCGGCGACGCCGGAAACGCCGGCGATCACTCCCTGGAGCCCTGCATTGTCGTGTGATAGGATTTTGGCCTGCGTCCTGGCGTCTCTCAGGGCATTGGTGAGTCGTGCGGCTTCTTGTGTGAGTTTGTTGTATGCTTCGCTCCCTCGTTGCCCTGACTCTTCCATTTGTGCAATCTCATATGTTATGTTGCGGAGTTCTGTGGTGAGCTTTGCTTTGCTGTTTGCCGCTTTATCCACTTTATCGCGGACCTTCTCAAAGTTGGCTTCCTCTTTGAGTAGGGCGTCGGCGGTCTCGTTGATCTCTTTGATCAGCTTCTGGCGCTGTGATATCTGTTGGCCGATGGCGTCCTGCTGCTTAATGAGCTGGCGATATTCTTTATCTCCGTCGGCGGTGCCTCGCATGAAGGCCTCCCCGGCTGCCTTCCCGACCTGGGCGTATTGCTTCTGCAGGTCCGCCAGGGCGGCTTTGTGAATGTCGCTCATGGCGTCGATGTCCCTCCAGGCTCTCTCTATGGTGGCGGCTGCCTGCTCGAAGGCCTTTTCCATGTCCTCGCCTCCGGCGGCGGTGGCGTCGCTGAATCCCTGGATGCGTCGCTTCGTTTCTTCTAAAACGTCCGACAGCTTGCCGGCGTTGGCTGTGATCTCAAATTCGAGTGATCCTCCTTTTATCGTGTTCATCGGCTGTTCATTTCATTAATCTGTTGTAATAGTTCTTCGGCGTTCTGCGGCGTAATTGCGAGCTCTGTGATGTCCTCTCCGCTTTCCTCTACTCCAGGGGCGTCGATCATTATTCTCTGGACTGTGGCCCATGGGATTCCATGATGTAGATAATCCCAGGTCCAGCCAAGGTGGGCGCAAATGGAGCCCCGGCGTCCGTATGGGCTTTTTAGCCCTGTTACTCTATGCGACCCGTCGTCCGTTGTGTCGTTCTTGCGCCGCTCATGTATCGCATAGAGCCGATAAAATCCCCGAGGTTCGCTATGTTGGTGATGCATTGGCATAGGATAACCAGTTCGCTGGGCTTTATCGTGTGGAAGAATAAATCGGTCAGGCGGTCCAGCTCTTTGTCGTCGTTGCTGTATATGATGCGGCCTGTTCCGCGCTCTACCGTTTTTATATGGTAGTCCTCCCCGAGGACTGCAATGGCGATCACCCGGGCCATTCGCTTGGTGTTGTCTGCTGTTGCCCTCTTTGCTTCGGCGAGTGTCTCTGCTCCTCCTGCTTCCAGCGCTTTTTCGTCGAGGGTCATCTCGAGCCAATGCGCGGATAGTCGATCCAGGACGGAG